TGTCCAAACTTCCTCCTCATTATAAATTTTATCAATGCAAGTTGCAATGAGTTCAAAAGATTGGTCCATTCCAGATTCACCAGAGAAATCAAAATTACTTTTAATGAATTGTTCAAGTGATGGATACTTCATTTCCATCATCAAGTGATCATCAAGTTTAATTTGTTTATTATGCTCTTCTTTTGTTTGTACCTTAATGTCATCGATATTAATTTTTACAGGTACAGAAGTTTCCCCATCATCAGGCGCAATCAAATTAACTTCAATTTCTTCTCCAACAGATTTGCCACGAATATTTAAGAACAAATATTCAATATCAAAAGTTGGTAGAGTTTCTACTTTAATACCTCTTGTTTGAATACAGTTTTTTAGAACTGCCTTAATAGCATTTGATATTTCTTTTGTACTCTCACTTTCCAATGCAAGAACTAATAGTTTTTCTTCTTTTACAAGGAAAGGTCTATACTTAATTGTTTGTCCTGACGAAGGCAACTCAAGTTCATAAGTTGGAGTCGCAATGGTTGGTAAAGGCATAATGTCCTATAGAAGTTTCAGTTGTGATTATTTATTATGGACCAAATATACTTCTTTCAACAAAATTATTTCTGCCAACTCCAGGAAGGCCTGCCTCAACTCTTTGTGGTTGAAGAACAGAATAGTCAACTATTTCATCTCCAGAACTTGATTGATTTGCAACTGAATTTGTTCTTGGTGCAACATTCACTGGAACAGGAACATCAGGATTTGCTGGAGAGTTTGGATTTTGTAGAGATGCAATTGCAGAAGGTCTATTTCTTATTCTAACATACCTTATGTAAGAAAATGAAGCAGTGCATTTTAAGATACTACTTGCTTCATAAGAAACTGGCATTGAAACTATATTGACTGGAAATGCTCCAATAAACTGATAGGTCATAGAGTTTCTATTATCTTTTTCAAACTTTGTAATGTAAAGGCCATCAGTTTTATAAAGATTTGGATAATTCATCCTATAGTATTTTGTTCTATCGACATAATCAACATTACCAAAAGTAGTTCCTTGGCCTGTAACATAATTCATCCAAGTATCTATATACTCAACTACTTTATATTCACTATCAACATAAAAAGTAAAATCAACTGTTTCATCATATATTCTTCTGTATGCAAATTTCTCAGTTACTCCAGGATAATCATTCGTTACATCATGAGTTGCAAGAGATGAACCGGGAAGATTTGTGTCGGAACACAATAATTCAATTTTTGATATATCTAGTCCCGTGATTCCTCTAAACTCAGCAAAAGAACCCAATCCTGGTGCCGGAGAAAGCATCACCTGATATACAGAAGTTTGAGCAAGATTTAAAAGATTACTTTTAATATTGCTGATTGAAAGCGTATTTGGAGATGGACCTGCCATTTATAAATACTTTTTGATCGTATATATTATGTAGACAAGGTATGGGAGAAAGTTTAAAAAGCAAATACAAACCATCCTTTCCAAAAAAATATAAAGGCGATCCAAACAATATTATATGTCGCAGTAGTTGGGAGAGAAAGTTTTGCCACTGGTGCGATCTTAATGAAAATGTTTTGGAATGGGGCAGTGAAGAATTCTGGATTCCATATCGCTCACCAGTTGATAATAGAGTTCACAGATACTTTCCTGATTTCATTATCAAGGTGAAAGAACAGAATGGTGAAATTAAAACTTATGTAATTGAAGTGAAACCAAAAAGACAAACAATGGAACCAAAAGTTCCAAAGAGAAAAACAAAATCTTGGTTGTATGAAATGAAAACTTATGCAGTCAACCAAGCAAAGTGGAAAGCGGCTCAAGAATTCTGCGCTGATAGATTAATCGAGTTCAAAGTTATCACAGAAGATCACTTAGGTATCAAGTAATGGCAGAAGGTTTCGGAAAAGATATTAAAACCTCATCGCCAAGAGTAGCAGAACTGAAAAGAAGAATATCTGGATTGAATGATTCGGAATCCATTATGATGGAAATTATGGAGGTATTTCGTGAAACTGAATTCATACCAGATGTTGGAAAATATTATACCTTTATATACATACCTAAAACACAAGGAATTGACTTTGATCAGTTTCCACTAATAGCATGTACTGATATTCAAAGATGGGGATTTAGAGGATTGAATTTCCATTGGGGAACTGTCAGAAACTATACCTGGTTAGAAGTAGCAGGAAAACTCCATACTATTAAAAATAATGAGATTGAGTATCTTCGCTCTGTTCGCTATGCAAGATTTATGAAATCATAACTAAATAGATAAAAAACAGTTATAAATGTCTCATACTCTACAAAAATTTGAGATGATTAATCCTCTTGTAACTGAGGAGGAGTTCTGATGGCACAGAGAATTATAAATGCAACTGCACCAAAAACCAGTTTTAACTATGGTGTTGGAAATGCTAGATTATATTTTAACTATTATATAACATATGACGAACCAGCTGGAAATGGTACAATAAATCCTTCTACATTAAATACAACTTTAGTATACCAAAAACCAGGACCACTTAACACTATTCAATATGTTGAAGGTGCCAAATTGCAAGCAGATGGAACTTGGAAAGCATTGAAAGAGAATGAAGCAAGAGTCATTAATCCGCCAAGTCCAGGAAATCCAAATGGATCAATTGGAAATGTTCTCAATCCAAATTCATCAAATTACATCTTAGGAGAATCTACAAGAAAAGAATTAGTAGCAAAGGGACCAAATACATTAAACTATGCTGCTAGACAAAATGCAGCTTCAGTTGTAGATAAATCAACATCTTTAACATTAAATCAGGTTAATCAAGCATATTATATCAGTCAAAGCACAGCACCAGGAGGAGCACAAATAGATCCGGTACTGCCATTGAGTCCAGCACCTCCAGCACAACCACCACTTGCACCTGGACCTGGTGCTGATCCAAGTAGCGGAGGAAATGGAGGTGATGGTTCACAAACAAATGCAGAACCTTTTTCTGGGGCAGAACTTACTACATATACAGACAAACAAGGATTTTTTGCAGATAGTAAGGCGATTTTAAAATATCCACTAAATCAATCATCTGAAGTATATGATTACATAAAAATTCAACCCGTAGAATATGTTGCTGGATTTAAGATTGGACAAGCACCAGATGTACAAATAGAATCTGTTACAACTAGAATAAAAAATACAGGAATATATCCAACAATATATCTTCCAATGACTCCAAGTATATCGGAAACCAATTCTGTTGGATGGGGATCAGATGAATTAAATCCAGTACAAATTGCTTTTGGTCAGGCGGCAATGAATTCAGTTGCGGCTGGTGGAGAAGGTGACTTGATGAAATTTGTAACTACAACTGCATCCGGAATAATGGATGCCACGCGTGCAGTAACAAGTGACCAAAAATTATCAAAGTTTATAAATGCATATTTTGCAGGTCAAGCAGTTAGTGCAAATCTTCTAGGTAGAACTGGGATTGTTATTAATCCAAATCTAGAACTTCTTTTCCAAGGACCAAAACTTAGAAGTTTTAGATATAATTTTAGATTTACTCCAAGAGATGATAAAGAAGCAAAAGAAATAAGAAGAATTATAAGAGTATTTAAAAAATCAATGGCCCCAAGAAGAACTGAAGGATCTTTATTTCTCGGAGTTCCTGCAGTTTACGAGATCAAATATATTTTTAAAGGTGGTGGTGATCATCCATTCTTGAACAAAATTAAACCATGTGCATTAACTGGATTTAATGTAAACTATGCACCAGATGGAAGTTATATGACATATCAAGATGGTTCAATGACATCATACACTGTTGATATGCAATTTGATGAACTAGAACCAATATACAATGAAGATATTTCTCAAGATCTTGAGTCAGAAACAATGGATTACTAAAAATGACAAAACCTTATTTCAGACAAGTACCTAACTTCCAATATGTTGATAGATCTCCAGGAGATCAGACCATATCAAACTATACTGAAGTAAAGAATCTTTTTAAAAGAGCAAAACTTCGTGAAGACATCTTTTCTGATCTGAGTTTCTTCACCAAGTATTCTATCAAAGGTGATGAAAGACCGGATAATGTTGCATACAAATTCTACAATGACTCTACTTTAGATTGGATCATTCTTCTTTCTAATAATATCACAAACATTCAAACAGAATGGCCATTAACTCAACAAGCATTTTATAACTACTTGATTGATAAGTATGGTTCAGAAGAAGTTCTAAATCAAATTCATCACCACGAAACAATTCAAGTTAAAACTTCTGATGGTGCAACAGTAGTTCCTGCAGGTTTAAAGGTTCCTGCAGATTACAGCATCTCATACTTTGATTCAAACATTGATCAAACAGTTACTAATACAAACATTACTGTTGAAATAACCAACTATGATTATGAGGAAAAGATTCAAAATGATCGTAGAAATATTTTTATTCTGAAACCAAATTATCTGAATGTAATCTTTAATGATCTAGAAGATATCATGCCATATAAAAAAGGTAGCTCTCAATATGTGAGTGCTACCTTGAAGAAAGGAGATAATATTAGATTATTCCAATAGTTTTTTATTCCAAGGTACTCTTCCTTTAGTTGCTTCACTTATTTTTTTCTTCGTTTCTTCTGAGTGTTTTTTTCCAGGTTTTCCTTTTCTTTCCTGTTGCATTTTTTTAAGCCTTTCCAAACCTTCCTTTGTTTGTCTAGACTTTTCTTTATTAGATTCGCTAATTTTTCTTTTATGTTCTTCCGATAGTTTTCTTCCTTTAGAACTTTTACTTATTTTTTCTTTGGTCTCTTTGGATAGTGTTCTTCCTTTACAAGAATAACTCAATTTTTTTCTTTGTTCTTCAGACATTTTACTTCCTCTATTATGAGGAGTTGCGCCTTTTCTACTAAATCCAGTAGAAGTTTGATATGCTCTGTTTGCAAAGTGTGGATTTTCAACTACCTCATAATACTCTTGCAAAACAATCTCATCGACATATGCCTCTTCTCTTGCGGTATAGTCATCTTTTAAGATTATCTTTTGAGTTGGTT